AGACATAAGTAAGACTGCTAGGGGTGAAACTATTGGTAGGCGGTTAGAGCCAAACAGATTCACTATCTATTTAAACCATGACGAGTTTAAAGAAATCAAAAAGTTAACAGGTGTTAATAAATGAACTTAAAAAAAGAATTAAAGAAAAACGTTAGATGGATTGCTCTTAAATCAGGCAAAACCAACAAACAAGTTATGGATGATATTAAGAAGCTTGAGAAAATGTTTTCTTGGGATAACAAAAAGGCACAAGAGAAATGAATAATCAATCACAAGAGCATTTTGAAATGACTCATCAAGAAATAGCAGACAAACTGGGGATGAATCGTTCTACAGTTAACTACTATGAAAAACAAGCCTTAGGAAAACTTAAAAAAGCCTTAGAAGAACGAGGTATAAAACTAGAAGATATCCTATGACCCCTGAGAAAAAGGTAAAAAATAATGTTGTCAAACTTCTTAAAGATGCTGGTGCTTATCATTTTTACCCCGTTGCTAGTGGGTATGGTGCTAGTGGTGTTCCTGACATTGTCGCTTGTATTCACGGTAGGTTCATTGGTGTGGAGTGTAAAGCTAATGGTGGAAAGCCTACTGCGTTACAAGAGAAGAATCTAATGGACATTATGAATACAGGCGGTGTAGCGGTGCTTGTAGATGAAACAGGGATGGATAAGTTTAAGCATTTGTTAGCGGTGGGATTCCCTAATGCTGGGGTTATTTACGATATGTTAGACGGAGGTAAGTATGAGTGAAACAACGATATTAAAAGAAGCCCATGCCATTATTTATGGCGACAGGGAGAAAACCTACGGGCATCCAGCCAAGAACTTAAAGGCTATTGCGACTATGTGGGATGTGTATATCAACAACAAGCAAACACCTGAGATTACTGCTAAAGATGTTGCGGCAATGATGATGCTTGTAAAGGTTGCACGTTTTGCTAATGACCCAACACACAGAGACAACTTGGTAGACATATGTGGATATGCCGCTTTAATCGAGAGATGTGATGAGAATCCTACCGAGTGATGCAAACAAGGTGCGGTTGATGCGTATGCTGGATGGCAAGCATTCCTTTTCCACTAAAGATGTGGCTCGTTGGCTAAAGGTAGGGAAAGACCGAGCCTGTGATTATGTCAACGATTTACAAGTAGAAGGCAAGATTGTCTTCAGTTACAAGTTAAGAAATTTAAACTACTACAAGGTAATAAGATGAAACTATTGAATTTGGTTGCAACTCTCAACATGGTGCGTAAGACTTATAAGCTAGAGCCTGTGCATTTGGAGTTACTTAATGAGGTGGTGCTGGCTAACAAACATTTGGATGGCAAGGTTACTATCATGCAAATTCTTGAGGGATTCCCGTTGACCAGCCAAGCAACTACGCACAAAAATTTACAGATGCTTTTGAAGAAGAAATTATTAACAACTGTTAATAATCCTGATGATGGTCGAGTAAAGCTAATACGCACAGGAGTTAAGTTTACCGAATTGGTTGGCAACTTGGAGGCGGTATGAACGATGGCATGAAGATTATCCTTGAGAGGATGAATACTCATCCTGAGGAGTTTAAATATGGCACAAAAAACATTTTTAGTTTAGATGAAGGTAAGTGGTTGCCATTGATTAAAGAATATGAAGATAGCTTACCCAAAGAAGATATGAAAGCATTTAAAAATGCGGTTGATGCTATGCGACAGGAAGAGTTTACTGCCAAGGTAATGGAGGAACTTCTTGACCCAAAGGAAGAACAGTTGGAGTTAAATCTAAAGTGGAACACTTCTCCTTCGGTTGGAGCGACCCTCGCATCATCTTTGGAAGAATCTAGACCTTGGATTACGGCGGCGGGATTAACTACTAACTCCAACTCCCTTACTATAGGCAATACAACAATAAACGAGTCACACCTAGAACACTTGAGAGCCCATGTAGATGCGATGAAACGTGAAGTTGATAATCAAAAACAAAAGCCACACAAAACCATATTTGGAAGGTTGTTTAACTACACATGAGCATAATTACATTAGACTTTGAGACTTACTACGACCAGCAGTTTAGTCTTTCAAAGCTAACCACAGAGGAATACATCCGCTCGGATTTATTTGAAGTAATTGGGGTAGCCTATGCTATTGATGATGAGAAGCCTATATGGGTTAGCGGTACTCGTTATGAGATTAAGCGTGAGTTACAAAAGATTGATTGGGATAAGTCTTTGTTGCTTGCCCACAACACCATGTTTGATGGGGCTATTCTTAACTGGGAGTATGGGATTAAACCTAAGGCTTACCTAGATACTTTGTGCATGGCAAGGGCGACTCATGGGGTGGATGCTGGCGGTTCGCTGGCTAAGTTGGTAGAACGATATAACCTTGGGCAAAAAGGCACAGAAGTTCTTGATGCTAAAGGCAAATATCGCTCAGACTTTACCGATGCAGACTTGGCTCAGTATGGAGAATACTGTAAAAACGATGTGGATTTGACCCGAAAACTGTTTGATATATTACACAAAAATTTCCCAACAAAGGAATTAAAAGTTATAGACACAACTCTAAAGATGTTTATACAACCTACGCTGATGCTGGATGAGTCCCTACTTGTAGACCATTTGGAGACGGTGAAGAACATCAAGGCTAATCTTTTAAAGGATGCTGGGGTGGAGTTGGCTGACCTTATGTCTAATCAAAAGTTTGCTGAGTTGTTAACCAAGCTGGGGGTAGTTCCTCCTATGAAAATATCTGCTAGAACGGGAAAGGAAGCGTATGCGTTTGCCAAAACAGATGAAGAGTTCAAGTCCTTGCTTGAGCATCCCGACCCAACAGTCCAAGTCCTCGTCTCAGCAAGGCTTGGAAACAAAACAACTCTTGAAGAAACTCGCACTCAAAGGTTCATGGATATCGCAAGCCGAGGAAAACTACCAGTACCGATTAAATACTATGCGGCTCACACAGGAAGATGGGGCGGAGACGACAAGATAAATCTGCAAAACCTACCTAGTCGGGGGGTAAATGGTAACAAGTTAAAGAAAGCTATTCAGCCCCCTCATGGGTATGTAATTATTGATTGCGACTCCTCGCAGATTGAGGCTAGGGTGGTGGCTTGGTTATCAGGACAGAACGACTTACTAGAAGCTTTTGAGAAAGGCGAAGATGTATACAAGATCATGGCTTCAGCTATCTACGGCAAGGAAGAAAGCACTATTACTGCGGAAGAAAGGTTTGTTGGGAAGACCACGATTCTCGGATGCGGGTACGGCATGGGGGCTAAGAAGTTCCAAGTCCAACTTAAAACTTTTGGGGTGGAAATTGAAGAGGGGGAAGCTAACCGTATCATTAGTGTATATAGACAGACCTATTCAAAGATTCCGAAACTTTGGACACAAGCACAAAGATGTATAGAGGCAATGCTTGTAGGGCAAGCGGCAGACTTTGGAGTAGTAGCCGCAGTTGAGTTTGACCCTATTGCAAAGGGTTTTCTATTACCTAGTGGTTTATGGCAAAAATATGACACGCTAGAAAGGTTTACCGACCCCGAAGGAAAAACTCAATATCAGTATAAAACCCGTAAAGGTGCGGTTAAAATTTATGGTGGAAAGGTTGTAGAGAACCTATGCCAAGCCGTTGCTCGTTGTGTGATTGCCGAACAGATGCTAAAGATATCTCAAAGATATCAGGTGGTGTTAACAGTCCATGATGCGGTGGCTTGCATTGCTCCTGAGAATGAGGCACAAAAGGCTAAAGAGTATGTAGAAAGTTGTATGCGTTGGAGACCTGATTGGGCTAAGGATTTGCCTTTGAACTGTGAGTCGGGTATGGGTAAATCGTATGGAGAATGTTGATGAGAAGATGGAACGTAATGTGTAACGTAGAAAAAATAGTAGTGAATGTGGATAAATATATGGGAGAGTTACACACTCCCGAATTAAACTACCCCGATATGAGTAGCACTATTAAATGTTTTAAAAACATAGACCCCGAAATAAAACGTATAGACGTATATGTGGGAGAACAACCCGATATGTCGTATGTAAAAGAAACGGATGGTGGATGGATGGCTTTGAAATGGGAGACAGCGTGAACGAAAATGACTTAAGGGATTGCTTTGCGATGTTTGCAATGATGGGTGTTATCGTAAGAGGCGGTTTACATCCCGAACTCATGCCCGAAGATTGTATTGCTAGAAGGTCTTATGAACTGGCAGATGCTATGTTAGAAGCCCGTAATGCAAAAACCGAAGAAGGTATTGTTGCAATTAAAAAGAGAGTGAGAAAAACTAGATGAAAGGAATGATATGGATATTTCAATAAAAATTACTAAGGAGAACAAGGATGGTTCGGCTGATGCTATCGTTAGATTCGACAAAGACGGACTCGAAACGCTTGTACAGTGGGGGCTTATCAGTATGCTTAAAGAAGCCATTAATGAATATGCCACTGCCGACCAAATTGCTAGCCGAGCTAATGATTTCCCTGTTAAAACAAGAAAGCCAGCAATCAAAAAGCCTGTGGCGAAAAAGAAAGCGAGTAAAAAATGAGCGATAAAATTGTACCTTTTACAGGCGAAACATTTGCTGATATAGATCCTGATGTTGTGCTTGAAAACAATAAAGGTGAGTATGAGTGTGTAGTTATTATTGGCTATACTAAAATGGGTGCAGAACGATTAGTTTCTAGCACAGGCGACTCTGCTATTATGGTTTGGCTACTAGAAC